AGAAAGAATTAAAAGGTCTGAGGGTTGGCTCATTATTTAACGAGAACAAACGTGCTGAAATGTATGTGGTTATTGCTAAACTTGCTAAGGGATCGCAAACCAGGATGAGAAGGAAGGTTAAGAAGATATCTCACAGGTTAAGCTCTTATGGAATTAAAGATGAAAACGGTAGAGCAGATTTAAAGCAACTACTAAGTATTGATACCGAGTTTTTAGACAAGAAGTTCCCTCCAATATATGAAGAGTCAGGTGATAAGATTAAGAGGGCTAAAAAAGTTCTTGATTCTGGTGAAGGTGATCCATTTGAAGGAATGACCGATGCAGAAGTTGAAGCAATAAGCCAGGGGGGTGAGTAATGATTGAAGGATTAAATGACGATCCATTGGCTAATGCTGCAAAAGTTGAACTTATTAAAAGAAGGCAAAGAAAGGCACAGGGAAAGTCTACATTTCAAGAGGCTGCTGAAGATGAATTGCAAAGAAGAAAAGACAAGAAGGCTGAATCACCTTGGGATCACTCTCAAGATTGGGAAGGCTTGGGTGAGTCATTTGCTGATTCACTAACCCTTAGTGGGCGAAGGTTAGTTGCAGATTCATTAGAAGGTGGCAAATCTGGTGATGATATCAAGCAACAGATATCCGAGTTTGCTTCAAGGCATCCTAAGACTAAGTTTTTCCTTGGTGATATCGCTGGAAGTATTGCTCCTGGAATTTTAATAGAGAAAGCTCTTGTTGGTGTTGCTAGAAAGCTTGGCGTTGCAAAGGTACTAGGCAAGTTTAAAAAGACCCCTGGTGTTGGTCAAAGATTAAGAACAAAGCAAATATTCGATGGAGTTAAATCCGCTGAAGAGGTTCCAAAATACTTAGCTGCTAGAACTGGAGCTACTGCTGGAACTGAAAACTTAATACAAAATGTAAACAGAGGTGAAACTGACAACCTCGGCACATCTGTTCTCATAAGCAGTATTGCTGGTGGTTTATTGGGCAAGGGATTAGACAAATATGGTGATAAAGTCGCTGATGCTGCATCCTCTGCTACTGCTACTGCTGGTAGATATGTTGAACCAATTACTGAACACGCCAAGAGGCTTATTCCTGGAAACTTGAGTAAAGCCAATAGAATCGCTGGTGAAGTATTTGGAGACTTGCTGCATGAGGTTAAGGGTAAAGTGGTAAAGAACTTTACTGAAGTTGCTGACAAGTTTAATTTATGGAAAGTCAGAGGTGGTGGCGTAAAACACGCTTACGAGAAGTTAACTGGTAAGTCTATAAGAGAGGCAGTTGACGATGTTGGTGTCTATGAGACTAAGATATATAACAAGAATGGTGACTTGGTTCCATTGTCAGATGAGTTTCCTGAGTTAGTTGGTGAAGCTACAGGTTCTGGTGGAATAATTGCTGAATTAGGTGCAGAGACAAAGCGTATAATTCAATCAGTTAACAAAAAGTTTAAAAACCGTTATATTGATCAAGATGCCATTGTAGAAGAGTATTCAAGAAGAGTTAGGGAATCTCTTAATGGTGTCACTACTCACGTATTAAAAGGTAGGAGTCGATCTGATGTTCACAGACAAATGGTTGAAGATTTCGCAGGGGAAATTACTCCATACAATCATATTACTAGAAAACTAAAGAAAAGGGGTGAGGATTTAGCTAGTGAGTCTCATAGGCTAACCAAGGATAGAGATGAGATCTATTCAAAAATGGTTGAGCTGAATAAACTTTGGGAGTCGTTTAGGAAAACACCAGGAACTCCAGAAGCAATAAGTTTTACCAAGAAGCTTCAAAAAGCAGTTAGGGAAGGTGACGCAAGGGTAAAAGAATTAGAGGCAAGTATCGGAAAACTAGACGCGGAGCATAAAATTGTCTCTGCTAAACTTCGAGAAAAGACTGTTGAGAATTTAAGTTACGAACAAGCCTTTAATGAAAAGAGACTTATATCTAAGCAAGCTAACAAGATCTTTTCTGTTGAGAAGATTGGGGAGGCTGGGGAATCAAGTTTAGATGCCATTCATATAGGCTCTGCTTACATGGCATATAGAGACTTGATTATGAAAGGCGCAAAAGAGGCTAGTGAAGGTGTATCGAAAGAGGGGGATCATTTCCTTCAAGAGATCACTTATCACATTGCTGGAAAAGAATATAGCGCACCAGCCCATATTGCCCTAAGTCATTTAGATGACCTAACTTCAGGTAGCCTTGGCGCAGTGAAGCATATAGTTAAAAGATCTAAAGCTGGTGCTGGCTCAAAGGTTAAAGACTTTATGCGCAACGCCAGTTACGGTAAACAGAGCACTCGATCAGCTTCAATAGCTTTTGGTGCTAGTGCGGGAACAGGACTTGGAGGACCATTCGGAACTTTAATTGGTGCTGGTATTGGTCTTGGGTTAACTGGGAGTAACACTTGGAACAGATTTGTCACACAAACGCTATCTCCTAAACGAGCACTTAGAACCATGAGAGAAGGCGTGACCGAGGTACAGGGCGTAGCCGCTGCTGACGCATTAATGCCACGTGACATTAGAGCCCTCTGGGGAGCCCGTGAAGCCGTTGTTGCTAAGTTGGCTAGTATGACAGGTGATGATGCCTCTGGAGTCGTTACAGACACTCTCAAGGGTGCTATAGAGTCTACTAACATACAAGAGTTCCAACAGTATATAATGGGCTTCTTTCTTACCAATAACAAAGCGTTTCAAGATGGTCACTTTGGCAGTGATTTTATTGATAAAGATGGCAAGAAAGTTATCCTTAATCCTGAAGAACAAAAGCAACTTATCAAGTCAACTATGAAGAGTGACCAATCAGAGACTGACAAGTTTGATTACATTCAGTCTATGAATAAGACCGGATATCCTGCCTAGTAAGATATGAAAAAACACTTTATAATTAAGCCTGAAGTTAGCGCGGAGGATTTTACGATGCTTGACCCAAGGCTTGTGGGAATGTTTGCCCACTTCTTAACATACGCTCTAGATCTAGGGCTTCCAGTGACCATTACATCTATGATCTCTTCTGAAACCCCCCGCGTTTCTAGATCCCACGTTGAGGGGAGGGCAATAGATGTTTCAGGTAAAGGCTGGTCACATGAGCAGGCTAAGTTGTTAGAAGGAAAATTTAACAAATGGTATAAGCCAATTGGGGCAATATCTTCTAGCACGGGTTTATCCAATGCTATATATTACCATAACGCGGGATCTGGATGGCATTTCCATCTACAGGTTAGACCGTTTAACAGTAAAACGTACGCAAGTACATGGGATGCAAAATGAGTGATGAAAGTAAAGTAGATGCACTATTAGACAAAGCAGATGAAGCTCTAGGTAAAGTTAAGCCAATAGCTGACCTTGCCTTTCCTGATAAATCAGACTTTGGCTTAGTTGAGTTAAAGGAGCTAGTTCATGCCCTTGAGTTACTTGGTGTAGCTGGTGGTAAGATTTGGGCTGACAAGAAACTAGGCTTAGACGACCTGGCTTCTCTAAAGGATCTTGTCGATCAATCTGGGGAGCTCTTAGAGGGCTTTAAGGGTTTAGACGATGCTATGGTAGAGATCAAGGATTTAGACGCTGGTGAAGCTGTAGAGCTTGCTCAGGAGCTTGTAAAGGCTGTTAAAGCGATTAAAGCTTCTCTCTAGTGGAAACAAGTTTATTAGTAACAACTTTAATGAATCTATTGGGGCTTTGGGGTACGAAGGAAGCAAGAAAATATGCTGATCGTGCAATCAAGCTCCAGAAGATTATAGATAGGAGTCTTGATAATGACGATCCGTTCGATATTGATGGCATTGAGTATGTCGCTTCTGTTCGTGAGTTGCGCAATTTGGTCAAAGTTGTCAATTCCACCTTTGCACAGACAGTATCTAAGGATTAATCCAAATAAACCTGGATTGATTTTCCCTTACAAGGAAAGACCTAAGTATAAATGGAAGAAGAGAAACAAATACGTTGATTATGATCTTCACGATGCTGAGACTAGGAAGTTATTAGCAGGGTTTGAATGTCGTCATATAGGAGAATGGTAATGGGAATGGATTTTAATGAAACAGCACATAACAAGATCAACTTTAAAAAGTTCAGAGAGAATCACGACAAGATTGATTGGAATGCTTCAAAGAAAAAGAAAGAAGAGAAGCGCATGGCTACTGAAGATGATCTAGCTAATATGTTGGCTGAAGTCTATAAGAATGACAAATGCAGATTACTTGATAGAGTTAAGGATATGGGTAATGTTCCTGAGAGAGATCAAGATAAAGAGTTGCCTGAAGAGATTAGTGAGCCTCAAATTGAAGTTCTGGAAGATGAGTAGAGGTAAGTCATATTCAATCATTCGTTAATTCCCCAGGCTTTAAAAATTGGATCATTCTGGCGGTAAAATATGCCCATTAAACTTTGCCCAACATAACCGCTTATGGTTCTTTTCATACACCACATAACAATCTTCCAGCTAAGTCTCATGTTGTGACCCTGTAACCCCAGCGCATGTAGTCTATGAAGGGTAAGTATCTTCCCATCAGACTTATAAAACCTTCTGGTAAAATACCAACCTGAATTATCAATTGGAGCCCAGGTTTTTATCGCCTCTACTACGATAGTTTCTTCATTTTTATTCGTATATATGCGTTGCGTTTCCTTAATAAAACCCACCCTATATCTGATTCTTAGCCATAGATGATCCCACCATTTCTTCTGGTAAAATGTAGGTCGAACCTTCTTAGTGGTGATCGCTGATACTATCATTATCCCCAAAAGAATCGGATACAGAAGCCACCATATACCGCCATGGCGGATAAGTTTATCGAATATAAATACCCTTGGCTCCCAGTAACGTCTAACGCTTATGGAAGGCAGAGGGAGATCGCAAAGAATACAAACGGAGATAACCCCAACATGATTATCGTGGCTATTATTGCTGTATTTAACATCTGGATAGCCGTTTGCCTGGAGGAATTTAACCGCCAATTCTCTGAGTTCTTTACTAATGCTCCCAGTATTATTGCGAATACCAAGAAGGTAATTAGCAAAATTAAGTATGTCATTATCAGTTGCAATGCCTTTCTCCCCTAGCAGACCACCTTCAGTCATCCACCCTTTTAGCTCAGTCACAATCACTGTTATCCTCGATTACAAGATCACCTTTAATGGAGAATCCTGCCGCTAATAATAATCTTCCCATGGCTTCTATTATTGCACTTCTGTTTGCGCCAATATGAGTTTCTATTGAAACTGTGAATAGATCCTCTCTAATTGATGCTTTAACTATTTCATCCATAAACACCTACTTGGTATGTCTGCTGTGATTAGCTCAACAACACGCTTTGCAATCTTCTCAATAGACTCCTGGCAAACTATAACCCCGTCTGTTTCAAGTCTTTCAATTGCCACTGCCGCTGGATTGTAAAAGTTGGTAAAACATATTGGGCAACCATGCTTATATGTTGTGGCGTTATACACCTTGCCACAAGCACCACACTCACCCACAATTCTACCCTTTGCCATACATATCCTCCTGCGATGGAATCCACCGCTCTATATGATATTTATATTTCTCTAGTCTTGCTAAGGCAGTTTTAAGAACAAATTTCTCCCCATAAGCATCGAAGTCTTTATCATATAACTGTGCTTCTAAAGCATTAATCTCTCTACTAACTGCCGTTTGAAAGGCATCGATACGATCTAGTGACTTGTTTTTCATCGTAATCCCTCGATTATATCTTCTAGTTGTGCATTGGTTTTTTCTAGGTAGTCAATGTAATTGCTGTTTACGTGATAGGCGCAATCAAGCCATATCCATTTATCAGTATGGTAATTATCCTCTACTGTTAGGAACATTTCATCAGCCCAACTTCTATAATCCATGCGAACTGGTGGAGTCACCTTTAGTGTTTTAGACTTCTTTTTAAAGAACATTATAACTCTCCCAGGTAAATGCAACTCTTTGAAAAATAGTTCTTGCCATGTTGAAAAGACAAAAGAAAAATCTTATCAAAAAATATATTGTAATAAACATTCATTCAAAGCTCCCATAACTCGATAATGATTCTACCTTCTCCGCGCTTTGCTTTAGCTTGCCTGTAAATAGGCATTTTAGGAATGTTAGTAATCTTGTCATCATGTAATACCCTTGCCTCTACCAAACCATCTTGAACTGATTTAAAGCTAATAGCCAAATTATCCCAATCCATAGAATTACTAGAGCAACGAGTGTACCGGAGCTTAACCCGCGATAGTGGCTTAGACGGGATTCCTTTTGACGATCTAAGTGCATCAAATATCGCTCCCTTCCACTTTTTAATCTCTTGGTATTTTGCTCGCCAATGTTGTCTTGAGTTTCCACCTGTGGGCAATCCTTTTAGTTGAATCTTGCAATAATATTTTGGTTTAAGAATAACTTTTGCTGATATAACAGTCATGGGCTAATTCTAACCCACGACCATAAAAGAAACAATACCACTAGAATGGTACTACTTCCGCAGTATTCTCTTCTGCAAAGTTCTTAGATCCAAATCCAAAGTTAAAAGTCTTAACATAAGTTTTATACTTCTTAACTCCGTCTTTCTCCCAACTGTCAGTTTTTAGCTCCCCACTAACCTCAACAGATGATCCCTTTGCAAGCAACTCTCCAGCCCTGGTAGCAGACTTACCAAATAGAGTTACGTTATGATAATCACGCACAGCTTCTTTCTTGACTCCATCGTAACCTCTAGTAGAGATCTGGAATGATGCTACTGTGCCACCCTCGTTTAATTTAATGTCACCAGCTACATTTCCTGCTAATACTACGTTGTTCATTTGCAACTCCTACGTTGTTCTCCCACTTAATTGTGGGCAGTATGTTTTCATTAAATAGTTTAATATATATTTCATTTTAGCGGGATCACCAGCGGTATGCTCTGAGATGTAAATACTACCGCAACCATTAATAGCAAGATACTTACCATCATAGATTATTTTTTCATCAATAGGAGCGACACCCTCTTCCATTCCAAGCAAGGAGGCTTCAACAACAGTATCATCAACAATAATAGTTTTCAGTTTGTTGTCTAGGTGGATCGTCGCCCCTATATCAGAAAGAGCATTATGAGCGTTGAGCTCTATATCGTATTTTTTACATAAAGATTCTAGTTTATAACTTCCTTTACCAATTTTCTTTTTATTGGCAAGTACCACCTTGTAAACGTCATAGATCTTTTCGTTTACCTGGAAGTTCTCAGCGTACTTGCCTTTTACATCGCACTTAACCATCCACTCTTCTATGAATCGCTGATCGAAGGCAACATTGAATCCGCATAATTGTTTCTGACCTGGAAAGCTATCTAGGAATTTAACAAAGTCATGTGAGGCAAATATTGGCTCTGGATATGACATTATGGTATCACGGGTGATACCATGGATTTTTATGGATTCTTCGTTTATATAAGTAGGGTTATGAGGTCTACAATTGGCTTCAAACTGACCAAGGATAGTATTGTTGCTATCAGTAACTATTGCCCCAATTTGAATAACATCATTATGCCTATGAGATAATCCAGTAGTTTCAGTATCTAGCCAAATTCTATTCATCGCAAATTACCTCTCCAAAGGTTTCTATCCAAACTCTTGCACCACAAGATAAAGGCTTGTCAGGTCTGTAAACAACAGTAGACTCGCCCTTAATTGATACTGAGTGACAATAATCATTACTCTTATAAGTTTTAACTGTTATCACCGGATTTCTCTCCCCGGTCTTTTGGTTCTTCTTTATTATGTGCTGATTTATGTGAATTATCTTTTTCATAACACGCCTTGGAACAGTGGTGGCAAACACCACAAGAAAGCTCCAGGTTATTAGTTAATTCAGAATAACAACCTGGAACCTCGCATCTCATTATAAAACTTTAATCGCTACTGCAAGCTTATCATCATCCCAGGCTTTTAGATCTGCCATTGTTTTGATTCCCAACTTGCCCTTAATCTCTTTAATTTTGGCTTTATCCTCTCCACCTTTAGTGATTAGATTAACCTTGGCAACGATCTTTTTGTATAAGTCGTCACCAATTGGAGCTTTTACCGTGGCTTTGCCTAATGACCTCTTATCCTTTACGTGGGGAAAATAATCTTTTGGCTTTGGCATTGCTACTGGTGCATCAGCCAAGCGATCGCCCTCAGCCATATCGCCGCCGTCAAACTGAGTACCATAACCACACACAGCAAGCGCGCGCCCAATAGCACCAGTCTCTGCTTTTTCGAGATGGTCAGCGAAGTGTTTCTTATCCTCTCGCTTACTACCGCTAGATAGCAATGAGCCGTCAGCGTAAATGTCAGCGCGAACAACTGAGTAGTTATCGTCATGGCTTACAATCTCCGTTTTGATTGTTCCGTTTGGATGATTCTCTCGAAACCATACCAGCCTCCACTTTACCTCTAGATAATCCTTCCCTTTCAGGTTGAGTATTGGCATGGTCGTGCCTTTTGTTGTTAACTTTGTTTTCGCCATTGTAATCTCCTACAGTTGAATATATTATTATTAATACTAAATATGCTGCTATTGCCATTAGATACCCTCTCACTTGTTATTGCAGTACATTCCATTACCACGATGAACACAAATTAATGTGTCACTTTCACAACGGAGAAGTAAGCCTCGCGAACCATTGCAATTAAAGTCGTAACTTGAATTAACTAGCACTTCCTTCACTGTCTCTTTCTCTTCTTTCTTCCCGCAACTCAGGCATAGTACAACTACACCAAGCAACATGACTCTCAAATTTCTTGTTAACATTTTCGATCTCCTGTTTAGACTTCTCCCTCATGTGGGTAGAAATATTACTTTCCATAATGATATCATCACTAGCTCTATTCATGTCTTTTTCCAAACACTCAACGCGCTCTTCCAAACACTCAACGCGCTCTAAGAGCTCGCCAACCACTATGACAACTTTCTCTAGTGATCCTAGCCTTTCCATACCATTTCCTGCATTTCACTTTGAGCAAGGTAATTGCCAGTGATCTTTGCATTTTTGATATTGTCACAGCCTTCCAGGTATTGCTTCATTCCCATGTCAAGACACTCCTTGCTCGCCTTATAAACGTAAGTATCGTGAGGGGCAATGTTGCCAGTGACAACCCAATAGAAGTCATAAGCATCGCCTGTGATCTCTTTTAAAACGTGGCAATACATTGAAGCGGAAAGACCATAGTTAAATCCACGGGAAACATTCCACATGAACTTATTAAACTCTGGATCTTTCGCTGACTTTAAATCAACAATGATTTTGTTTTCAGTATCAAGCCAATCTGGTCTGACTTTAATATCAAGCCCGGTTAAGCTACAAGTGGTAGCAACAGATAGCTCTGGCTCGCCAACTTTAAAAAGATTAGCAGCTACTGGATACTTAGAAATCATACGAGACATTTCTTCTACTTGGTATAACTCGCTTTTCTTAATGTAATCGTGTTTGTTTTTTAGCTCTTCCTTGAACTCTGCAAACAAAGCTTTACCAACTTTAGTAGTTAGTTTGACTTCTCTATTGTCGAACACTGGAAATTCTTCCTTGAATTTCTCTGGTTCTAACACTAGACAATGAAAAGCTGACCCCAAACGCATAGCATCTGATGGTGACTTTTTATTACCGTCTAGGTATTGATCGCGATACTTCCCCATGGATTGGAATGCGGTCTTAATAACTGATGATGATAAATACTCTTGGTCGCCGTGATAGAGATTATTCGATAATCCCCGATTGATTCCCTGCTTCAACATTTTTCTCTCCTGTGTAGATGGGCTCTTTTAATTCTTCAAGCCCTATTAATTCCTGTTCTATCTTTTCAAAATGTTTTTCCATACCTATTATTAACTGGTGTAAAGCTTCTGCCAAGTCTGGTCGCGTCACATGGCGACGATAATCTTTTCCCTCTTCTAAAAACTGAACTTGACTACGAGTAACCTCTATACCTTTATGGTCTTTTAAAACACTGGTTGAAGTTATTGATCGATCAAGCTGTTCAATAATACATTCGAGCTTTGGCATATCAACTGTTATTTCAACCAGGGCTTCGAGGTCGTCAAAATTTGCATCGGTTCCAGTTAGTTGATTGGCGGCTTCGACTAGCACCATATCTTTTTTCTCTGGCACTCTTCTATAGTCTTTATCAATTACTAATTTTTCTTTATCAATCCTTGCTTGAGTTAAATGTTTTCCTTTTAAGGAAACACAAGTCTCTCTTGAAGTTACAAAGCGCATTAATTCGATCTCTGTTACTGCTAATGCTCCTGAACTAATCATCATTGTTACTGGTTGTTTAATTAATTCTTTTGCTTGTTTTTGATATTCGGCGAACTGCGACATAATCCCTCCAGATAAAAGTGCTTGCAAAGATTAACCGAAATCACTAATCTTGTAAACCAACAGGAGGAAAATATGGAAGTCTATACAATAGATCAAGTAATCGATCTATGGAATCAAAAAGTCAAAGGTCAACACAAAACAGTCGTAGTGAGAAGAAGGTTCAAACAACCTGATTTTATGAAGAAGTTCGATGAAGCGGCAGAAGATATTAGCTCTCTACAGGATTGGGGTGTTATAATCGACGAATCCCTAAGAGTATTCGATGACCCATGGTGGGAAAGAAGAAGGCTAATGCAGGGATTTAACTGGCTATTTCAAAGAAGAAATAAAGGTGAAGGTGAACTGAATTGGGTACACTTTTACGAGCTCGCTGCCTCTCGTGATGAGAGAAGTAAACTCGACAATGAAAAGAAAGATCTCTTTAAATTATTCGCCACCAGTAACAACACGGAGAGTTTACCATGAAGCCAATACAGTATAATAGAATCATCAAGGAGTATCCATTGCCAATTTATCACAGCGCCCTTGCTTCTATGTCGAAAGATGAGAAGTCATACCTTGAGATGCAAAAAGATCAAAAGTATTTCAAAACTAGATTCAACTTTATGAAATCCCACAATGGTTTAAGACCTGGGAAAGTTCATATGTTAATTGGTGCTACTGGTTGTGGGAAGTCATCATTAATGAGAGCTATGGCAATAGACTGCGCATTAGATTCCAAAACTATGATTCATTTATCAGAAGAGAATGATCGTGACTACGCCTATGCAATTAATGTTCAACTTAACAATAAGGAGATATTAGATCGCATTGCTATCTACTCTGAAAAACACGTTAATTCGAAGCTAGGATTGGGTAGTTTAGATGAGTGGTTTCACATGATGGAATGTAGGATTGATGCCTTTGAGCCTGACGTTCTCTTTATAGATAACTTATCAACTAGCCATCTTTATATTTCTTTATCATTCCAGGAGCAGAACGAAGCTATTCAACGCCTGGTAGATCTTGCCCAAAAGAGACAAATTGCTGTCGTTGTCGTGATTCATACAAAAAAAGATGTAAATGACAACCATAAGGCTTTGATCCAGCCTGAAGATGTTCGAGGAACTGCTATGTCAGCATTAACTTTTCCATATATCTATGTATTCCAAAACTTTCGCAATGAGTCAGGATATAATCCAACGGTAACAATTAAAAAAGCCAGGATGCACCAATGCACAGGTTTTCGTTATGCGTTAGAATATAATCCAAGGGTTGCCACATACAGTTCAGATGCTAAGATAGATCAAGAGGAATTTAAACAAATGTTCCAAGACAGGTTTAAGTTGGATGATAAGCGTTAAAAAAGACTGTGCAGAAATAACTCTCCCTTCATCATGTTGGGAGAGATCTTTTAAATTCGCCAACGAAGTAATAGACACCAATATTGATAAATACCAGAAGCGAGGACAAGGTGCTAGGGATAAGATTATTGACCAAATAGCTCAGGGAAAATTAGCTGAAATAGCAGTTTCTAAATTTTTCTCTAGTATTGGTTTAACTGTGACGCTTCCAGATTTTAAGATTTATAGCAAATGGGAGAAGAGTTATGACGCAGACCTCGATATTCAAATGGGTAAGATCTTCTACCCTATCCACGTTAAAAGTATTAGCACTGACTCTGCTAGTCATTTCGGTCTTTCTTGGATATTTCAGCGTAGCGATCCTTTGTATTTTGCCTCTGCAAGAATTGATCTCAAGTATGATAAAATAGCGTTGTGTGAGACTCTGAGCCGCTCTGTGGTGCGGTTTTATGGTTTATGTAACCCAACGACCCTGAGATCTAATTCTAAGCCTCTGAGGGTTGAGTCTCTGCGTGATAACAAGGTTGCTCTGTACCACAAGGGAATAAGCGAACAGTTATCTCTTCTTCCTCAAATAGATGCAATCACCACCTTTCACTCCCATGAATAATATGATAACCTTTCTTATGTTTTACCTCCAAGTTGAACATTTACTGCTAGGAGAGTGGGAGTTCCTGTTCTCTACTCTTCTAGTGGTTCCTTCATTACATCTTTAAATAATTTATAACTTTCTACCCGATCAACCAGACTATACTCCTTTTTGGGGTAGTGTAGTTGCTGCCAAATGGCATAAATGGCATCCATGGCATCGAACATATCAGCATATTCGTCTAAACCATCTTGTTCCCAAAGCTCTAAAAATGAATCAATTAAGTATGTGATGCGAGCTTCTACTGGGTCAAATTCTTCAGTATGAATTATCTCGAATACTTTCGCCATAGGTTAATTATACGCATTAAATCCAAAATTAATGTGAACAAATTTACCCAAGGTTATTGTATATAGGTTATGACGCGGAGAAGCTGGCATTTACTAAACTTTACTTGAGGTAATTCCCGTGATAAAATATTCTTTTAAATCTTCTTATATAACCTTTTATAACAAATTACAGTAATATATCATCCGTTTTTACCGTAACGAAGTGAAGGGAAAAATGTATACTAACGGTAAGTACCTAATTCTTTAAGTTTTGTACTTATTGCACAGTTTTTATTTATCAAGTGATACTCAAGGGAATAATTATGTCTAAAAAAAGTCAGATCCACGCTTTAAAAACAGGCAGAACAAAAAGAAACTCAAGTAAACACAATCATCACGCTGCCGAGATGGTTCGGTTGACCGAGGAACTATACAACGGGAGAAAGAAACCTGATTATCTAGAGAGTGACTTGAGGGGTAGTGCTATGAGGAAGATGAAACTTGCAGGTTTTAAGGTTACTGATGAAACCCATAAATCCAAAACGTCTTTAAGGGAGCAAAAATCTATTATGAAAGGTAATAGTTACAAGGGTAAAAAGTAATGCCAAGTAGAACTCCTTCATCAGCTAGACTAGCCGCCGCCGCTGCAATGGCTGTCAGGATGCTGGGGAAGCTCAAAAGAAAGCCAGAGAAATATCCCAATCCTAACGCAAGGATGGCAGAAGTTGTGAAACGAATGGTTAAGAATAAAAACAAAAAGACAAAAATTGAAAACAAGAGAATATCTAAAGAGCCAAAAATCAAAGTAAATAAAACAGAAGCAAGGAAACATTCAAAAAACTGGAAATCAAAGAATAAGAAAATGTCTAAAGAAGCAAAGAAAGTTGACAGGGATTACTCTAAAGCCGCAACATTTCCAGGTAAAAAAGTATTTAAAAAGATAATGACCAGGAAAGCTATAGAAACCCTAGAGGAAGCACCAATTGGTAAAGCAATTATAAATTCTCTGAGTAGCAAGAAAAACAAGGATAAAAAGTAATGGCAATGTATAAAAGTACTTCAAAAGATGGGAAAATGACTCACTTTGCTGCCGAAATAGAATTAAAAGCACCTAAAAAAGTTAAAAAGAAAGCCAAGAAAAGAAGCTCCCCCAATCGTGCTATGACTGAAAAGAAAAGGGTAGCCGAGAACAAACGCCTAAACGCTAGAGAAGATAGGGCGAAGGCTTATAGCGAGGCATCTAATGAAAAAAAAGCCGCTATGATATATAAAAGTATGACAGCATTACGTGAAGGCGAAGGTTTATAGCGAGGCATTTAATGAAAAAGGGTAGAAAAGTGAAAAATAGAGAAAAAGTAACATCAAAGAACAGCAAAAAATTCTATAAAGAAATGGCTCTAAAGATGCTAGACGATCCGTATGGTTCGAGAGAATCCAAGCATAATGCTGAACAAGAGTTGTCTGACAATGAGTGGGAGGGTGTTCATAGAGGTCTAAAGAAAACCATTGAGAAGAGATCGCAAAGCCTTAAAGGCTCTATGAAAAAATGGAAAGCTGATAGGAAGAACCAAACAGATGAAGAGGCAAAGAAAACTCTCAAGAAATTTAAAGACCATAATTTGAAAACATATAAACTTAAAAGACTGTATCAAGACGAATCAAGCTCTGAAGAATATGACGATATGAAAGCCAGACAATACGAAAGAAAGAGTAAAAGGAAAGGGGTTTAATGAAATCTAAATATGGTATAACCAAGCAGGAGCTAGAAGATTATGAAGGATCATTTAATGATGGGTTCTATCATCGACCAAATATTAGAAGGGCTAAAGACCTAGATGCTTGGGAGAAGAAAGTTGCTGTCGAGATGATGAAGGCTCGTAAGAAAAAGAACGCAGCCGCCACTGGCGGGAAAAAAGAAAAGAAAAGGCTTTTAAGATAAAAGTTTTAACGCTTCAAAATTATCTCTATATTTACTAAACTTTGACCGGGGGTTAACGGTCAGTGAGATCTCATTCTTGCCCAGACCATACTGACCAGGAATAAACCAGAAGCCACTCGGAGTGATAACCATAAAAAAATCAATCTCACTATAGTTATATGGAAGAGCAACCCGATAAGTTAGAAACTTCCTCGGCTTGGTTGATGTGGTGTATTTGCATTGGATCTTATAAAAGATATTATCTTTCTCGGCTATCAGGTCATAGTCGCAAGGAGCATAAGGAAAAGAAATATTGTAGCCTTGGCGCAAAAGCTTTGCCCCAGTTTCAAGCTCAGAAGAATAACCCTTTTGATTGGTAGTTAATTCCATTGAAAAAGTATAACCGAAGATGCGAGATTCCTCAAATCCTCGGCATACTGTTATGCGTCAATCTCTATGATTTTGACAGTATCGAATAGGCATTGGAGTAGAAAGACTTTTTCTTTCCCAATTGATCCAAATATCCTCAAGCCTAGCAGGTAAGTAAAGAACTCCGCTTGCAATGGGCAAATGAAATTCCATCTGGTGTTGGGGTGCTTTTTGTGCGGTCTTAGCTTTATCACAGAAAAATATTCCTGGAAGCGTTCATCTGTTGCTAAGGTCACCGCTCTATTAAATTTTTTAACTGGAACGTAAATCTGTGGCATTAAAGCCTCTCGTCGTTATCGTGCCACATTTCCAACCTCAGCAACTTCTCGGCATATTTGATCTTGTCAGTTAGCAACCCAACTTCCAGGTAATCGTTTTGCTCATCGGCAACGGCTAACTCGTTTCTCATTGAGTTAACCCATTCCATTAAATTTTCCACTCCTGATTTAAAATTCATCTTAAAACCTCCCATTGGTGTAATCGGTTAATCTGGTGTCGGTAAAATTCCTAATTCTCTTTAGTGAGCCAGCTATCAATTGGGAATCAAACTTAACTCCAGTTTCTAGCATATCAATTAAGCCATCTAGCTTGCCCAAGGTTTGATCTTTACTGTCAATCGAAGCAACTAGTGCATCAATGTACATTAGCTCCTTAGAAGCTCTCTCAGAGCGACCAATCTTACCCAGGCATTCCTTATGCTCAGTCATGTGACTATCTGAGTCAAAGTATTCCCCGCACTTATAGCACCTAACCATTTCTTGGCTCATAGCGTTAACTCCTTATCTTGTAGCCTCATGTATTCTGTTAATAAAAATTCATCGTCACCATTGTAGGTTAGGACCTTGAATCTCCAAGTCATCTCACTGTAAGTTTGCTCCAATTCGCTGTTAGACATATTATTAATATCTTCGCAGATCATGTTAATAACATCTTCTCGGTCAATGTAGTCGGCTTTTTTGTATCGTAGTGGCATAGCGTTAAGCTCCTATTCTTATTGCGGATAATCCCGCATCTTGACTTATTTTGTTACCTTTACGTAAGTTAAAATTATTTCTTTGGACATTATAGCACCTCGCGTTGAACATTATTATTATATGCTGTGTTTTGCTCTTTCTTAATTGATTCCAGTGCGGATAAATTCGCCTTTTTAAATAACTCTTTTTTTAAAGCACCTTCCATGGAGTCTAGTGCGATTGAAAAATCTTCAGTGGTTTCGATGTATTCAAAGTGACAAAATTTATCATTAGCATGTTCTAAGGTGTCTCTGATCTTGGCTAAAACGTCACAGTATTCCGCGACTTCTTTGTAGTGGGTTCTAGTGATATCCAAGTCGCTTAATATTGTCTTATCTCCGGTGTATCTCATTTTAATCACTCTCCTTTAACGCAGTTTCCCATTCTAAAACTATACGCTTGTTTAGTTCTGTTTCTTCTTCCTTTTCACCTCTGGCAGCGCGCTCGTTATGCAAACGCGCCATTTCTAAAGCCCAGACATGACTTATTTTTTCCATTAAGAAAGATGATGGGAAGTGCCACAATGACCACTCCCCTCCGCTAATGACTTGCCAATTATCCAGGTAAACGCTGGATGAACCATTTCAATTGATTCCTTGCGCTCCTGATCGTAGTCAATGAACCACTTGCCCTTCCTCTGCGCCACCTTGTAACCCCAGGGGAGAAGATCATTTATGCAAGTTTTGGTGTGATTGGTCTTAAAAGCCCCTCGGTTAATTGTCACCTTGTCGCCTGTCTGGATAAATATTTTGGTATCATATAACCTGGCACTGATATACCTGGGATCATCACCAACTATAACTTTTAACCCTTTTCTGTTTTTTAACTCCACGACTGCCTCCCTTCCCAGAATTTAAGCCCTAGTAAAACTTCAGTGACAGTTAAAGCCACTAAATGCTGATTCTTGCTAACGAATGTTAGAAAGTTAATTAGATCCTTCTTACTTGATTTAAGTAGCGCAACATAATTAGCTTGTCTGTTGCCGTTTTTGATTGATGTACAAATTTCCATCATTGACTCATTTTTCATTATTCCCCCTCAAAGATGCAATTTTCTTCTTCTATAGCATCAGCAAATGTTTGGTATTGTGTTTCATTGAATTGATAAAATAGTTCCAAGGTACAGCGATCAACCGTGAACCTATCGTTATATAGTGGCTCAACATTCATCACCATATCAATTAGTGCGCTGTCGTTACATTCTCTTAGATCTTCCATTAATAATTCTCCTCTAGTGACTCGCCAGCATAACTAGCATCGTAGTAGTCATCTTGTTTATATTTATCTTGAAAACATTTGTCACACATACGCCCGCAGTAGATCCCATAATGATCGTCTTGGGGTTCAGCTTGACCTCTTCCACACTCACATTGATCTCCCATGTTACTTCTCTCCCATTGTAAATTCGACGAATAAATGCGCCGAGATAATGCTAATTGTTGATAAAACCATAATCATAATAATAGTAAACACTGTCACCTCCTAAGCGGTTAAATTATAAAACTTCTGCCAATTGCAGTAGTCATTGTTAAATTGGTCTAAGTCGGCTCTAAATCTGGTCATATCGTAAGTTTTAAACCAGTACGTTGTAGCTGGGAAGCTATGGTCATCGTCGCCTAGCTCCTTTACATGCACTTCGAATAACTCTCCATCTATGACCTTATAGCGAGTCTTATCGGCTTCTGTGAAATTGTCGATCAAAGACTTGATAAACTTACTGCCACCGTCATGATCTTTATGGTCAATTTTAACCAAATATGTCTCAGTTTCCCCGGTGTGGGTTCCAGCCTCAATTTTCTCCAATAGTGATAATACTTTAAATCCCATCTCTTCAATCTCCGGTTCTTCATTGTATCGGGCTAATTCCCGCGCTTCTTGTTCATCGTCTTTCTTTCTTTGCTTCTCCCATATAAGGGATTCTAATTCCTCGGCATCATAATCAATGCCATTTTCACCAACGCAATTGCTCTCCTGAATCAATATTAGTCGAGCAAGTGAAGTATATTTAGAGGGTGAATTTACGCTCATTTTGTTCATTATTTAGCCCACAATGTAATATATTTGCGAGTATTGATATTCTTGAAAGAGTATCCTCTCCCTGGGTTACTTGCCATAAACATCCACTTGCCAGCATACATATTGCTACTGGGATCAATGCTTAATTCTCCGCAAGCGATTAAAAGTTTGAATACTTCTTGTGCTGATTTCATGCTGTGACCTCCAAAGTCATAAAGTTAATAAATCAGGAGAAGCGTCAACCTCTCCCGATTGATAACCCTAAGACTGAGAATTGACAGCGTGAAGGTGATATTCAGCAGCAGTTAAGTTGCCGTCTACTGCCTTCATATAGCCAAGAATATGAACCAATTCATCAGCACTGACTTCTACAAATTTACCCTTTGAAAGCTCAGCGTATTTGTGTAGTTGACCTATAAGGATTTCTGCTGCTCTTCTGTTCTTCTCAGCTTTGATTGTTGCGGTTAGTGCTAGTTTGATTGATTTTGTCATTTGTTACCTCCAAGGTAGTTAATAGTTAATGTCTAAGGAGACAATAATCGATAAAGGAGACATTGTCACGCAAACACCCTATATAATAATTAGATACTGCGGGCATAATAATTAGATAATAGAACTAAATGATTGTTTAGTTTCTAACAAAGGGGAATCATTGGGTAATGAGTCAGAGGTACTAGAAGATATTGTCAGAAGTTTGAAGCTCAAACTGTTCGGGAAAGATATCACTATAGAGGAAGATAAAATGGTTAGAATGGAGTTATCTCGTGCCATATCCTCCCGCCTCTCAGAAGTCGTCAGGTCCGAGCTAACGCGCGAATTAAACCTAGCCGCCCTCTCCCCATTGAAACTATTAAAAGCCCTTAGAACGCCCGCCAGCCCTATAGAACGGGGTGTGGTGATTAATGAGGTGAAGAAGCGTAAGCCTGCGAAATCACGTAAGAAGAAGCAGCGCGTGAATGCAAAGCGTTAAGGGGGGTAGGAACCCTGTGAGGGGGCGTTGCAAGTGGAACTCACCTGCCAAATATTTTTCCCCCTTCAGATATCGGAGAGCAAATGAATCAAGTAATAGAGGGAGTTCGTTTAATTGGTAAGATGGTAGCCTGTCACGCTATTGCTGCGGGTTCGAGCCCCGTACTCCCTGCCAATATAAGTTTAGCCAAGGATAAATATGGAACATGAAGAAGAGTGGCACTGGGAGATACCCCGGTTCACCAAGGAGCGAATGCACCAGGATCAGTGGGCTAGATTTATCTACACTGTAGCCATGAGGCTTCAAGAGCTTCATAACCGCAAAATGGATTTCGAGTCTAAAGTACCTGTTGGCTCCTATGCTCATCGTGAGTACCTTCAGCGAATCAATAACAACAGAATTTACTATAAAATCTTGTGTGGTGGATACAACAACTACGAGATGATTAGACAAGCCTGGATAATGCACTAATGGCAATAATTGATATCGAGGAAGCAAGATTGCTGAGGGAGAAGGTAGAAAACTATCCTTCTAAGAATCAAGCTGCCAAATTACTTTTTTTCTCTGGTGAGAGTTTCGAGCAGATCGAGAAGGTAATGGGAATACCCACGGCTTTACTTAAATATAATGCGCAGCGAGTTAATGGTTGGGCTGTTGAGAAGAAGCGTGATGGAGCAACTGCTGTAAATTATTTTGTTCAATGTAAATCGAGGGCTCTGGAACAGACTGCTGGCAAGGCATTGCATATCCTCGCTACCGGGCTAGATGATTGGGCTACGATACAAGAGGCTGGTGGGGTTCTCAACGAGAAGCAACTAACTGCCGCTGCTAATATCCTGAATAGTTTAGATAAGATCCAAAGGCTAGAAGATGGTGCTGCAACTGAAATTGTGCACCGGGCTGGATTATCAGTAGCTGAAGCTAGGAAACAACTCGCTGCTGATCCCATGGCTTATGGCATTATAGATGTGACACCACGAGTTAAAAAGAAACCGATAGATGTTGGAACAATTATCACTAAAGAGATGGTCATTGAAAGGGCTAAAGTTGTTGATAAAGAACGGGCAGGATTAGATGATGAAAGACCCAATGTGTTTGGTGAAGAGTTTGAGAAGGGTAAGTAATACTCGGTCGTGGGGAGAACAACCCTCTGCGTGTCGTTTGTTTTTGTTTGTGGTTTTGTTTTTTTGCTGGAGTTTCTAACTCGGATCTCTCAAAGTAAGTCTATCTCTCTAGGTAGGTACACTTAATAACAAACCTAAAAGAAAGAAAGAGAAAACCCTTTCGGGTAAAAGAGAAAGAAAGAAAGGAATATTATATCATGGAAATCACGATTTGTCATATCGCACAACGCATCATCAATGAGATAGGTGGAAAATAGTGAGCAGAATGACTAATGAGGCATTATTATATACTGCTGAGATCATCAAAGACCTTACAATCTCGTGGCAACCTCATGCGGGTCAGGTAGATGCAGGGAGAGCAATATTCTATGAGGGGAAGACTTTTGTATTTGTGGAATGTGGTCGTAAGTGGGGTAAAACTGACCTCACATTGTATTGTGCTTATCGCGCTGCAATGACAACACCTAACGCAGCGATCTATTATATAGCTCCATTTCAAACACAAGCAAAAGAACTGACCTGGAGTAATAGTCGCTTCCAGACCTTCTTAGACGCTTCTGTACGCGATAAATATGTCTCTTCCATCAATAACTCAGAGATGAGGATAAAGTTCAAGAACGGCTCGTTTATCAAGCTTGATGGTGCTGATAACTACGAGAAGTACCGTGGAATAAACCCTCATTTCATCATTTACGATGAGTTCAAGGATCACCACCCAATGTTCCATGAAGCAATGGAACCGAATCTGGCAACATATAGCGCACCGCTTCTAGTTATTGGAACCCCACCAGAAACGGATAACAACCAATTCTGTAGATTGGCAGATGATATCAAGGTTGATCCTGATGGAGCATATTTCAATCAGCCTACTAGCACGAACCCACATATCTCTAAGAAGTACCTGGAGAACATGAGAGCTCGTTTACAGCGCCGTGGTGAGCATGATGTATGGATGCGAGAATACATGGCTAAACGTGTTAAAGGTGGCAGGAACGCGATCTTCCCGATGTTTGATGATACGATGATTAAGGATTACAAGGGGCTTATTGCTGAAATTAGATCTAATAGAAAAAACTTCGAATTATACATCACCGCTGATCCGGCGACTGCCTCCACATTTGGGGTACTTTTCAGTGCCATCCACAAATACACACGCATCGTATATCATCTCAATGAGCTCTATATTCGAGATACAAGGGAATCATCTGCTAGAAAGGTATGGGAAGAAATCGAGAGAATACAGATGGAAATTATGCCGGATCTATCTCGATGGGAGTTGACTTACGATGAAGCTGCCACTTGGTTCTCAAACGAAGTAATGGATATAACCGAGGGTCAAGTATATTTCGCCCCTACTAGCAAAGCCGCGACCAAGAAAGAGGTGGGGTTATCCCTTATGAAAGACCAGATGTTATATGGGTTTTTCTTTATGACTGAGAAGTGCAAGTTCTTCCGTGAGGAAGTTGAGAACTATATCAGAGATCAGAACGACAAGATCAAGAAGGTAAACGATCATTTAATTGACTGTTGCAGATATACCAATGCCGCGGCATACTACACATCGGTTACTTCAAAGGCTCCTAAGAAAGTTGAGTCAGGCAGGAGATACCATACGCTCGAATCCGATTGGGCTGACAACAATAATGATTGGACCACCAAATTACTAGGAGATGAATATTATGAATGAGAGTTTAGCTTTTGCCTTTAGCGTTATTGCGCTTATAATAGCGGTTAGTGCCTTGTTGTTGTCGATTTACAATACAATAGACACATTAGCCACAAAAAGAAGTACGCATCAAGTTCAATGGCAGAGCATCCCAACTGATGAGTTTCAATCAGCAGAGGATATGGCTAAGGTTCTTAATGATGAACACATTAATTATGATCGAGATCAAATTTAGGAGAATATATGTCATACGGCACAACTTTTGACGACTTTGAATTAGAGGGAGATCTTAACGAACAAGATCAATCCCCATATTGGACAGTGCATAAAAAAGATGAAGAAGAGAAGCTTAAGTGGCTTAAGATGGATTTCGACAATAAGAAGAAAATGGCTGATCCAAGGATACGAACATACCGGGAGCAAATTGCCCTGTATAAAGGAATCCATTACAGAAGCCAAGAAACTCGTGGTCAGGATTTCCGTAGGGATTCTGGTGACAGAAGTATCAGGAATCCGAAAATAGTTGTGAACCACACATACGACATGGTTGAGAGTAAGACAGCGAAGTTGACAAGGTTTCGCCCTGCCATTGCTGTTCTTCCAGCTAACATGGAGTACCATGACAAACAAAACGCCAAGCTAGTTAAGACTCTAGTTGATAACCGTTGGTATGAAGTCGATATCGATAAATACTTCCGCGATCAGCAAAAGGGTAGCTATATCTATGGTGAAGCATATTTGAAAACAACCTGGGATTCCGAATTAGGTCCAGAGCATCCAGCCCAAGAGAGAGCGAGAGAGAAGGGTATATCTCTTCCTCTCTTTAAGGATGGGAAAGCTGTTGAGGGTGAAGACGGAGAAATGTTGAGTATCGAGAAGTCAGTTAAAATTGGCGATGTTAGATACGATGTTACTTACCCAGATAGAGTTTATTTCAATCTAAGTGCTAACTGTTGGGAAGACGCAATGGATTGCACAGAAATTGAGTACAGAGCAATAGAAGAAGTTAAAATTGATTACCCAGAACTTGCCATGAGAATTAAAAAGACAAGTGGCACTAAGTTTGATTATGAAAGCTTTGAAGAGAAGAAACTAAAGACTGAAATACCAATTATGACGTATTGGCATAAGCCGACTAAGTATCTTCCAAAGGGGAAGAAAATTGTTTATACGTATGATGTTATTCTTGAGGAAACCGATTTTCCGTATTCTCACGGGAAGTTACCATACACAAGACTTACGGATATTGATGTTCCTTCAGAATTTTACGCCAGAAGTTTCATCAACCTTATTCGAGGTTTACAAAGACACTATAATAACCTGGCTTCCGGTGTTGCTAGGAATCACGGTTTAGCATCGGCTCCTAAATGGATCTTACCTTCTGGAGCTTGTTCGGTTAAATCTCTAGGTAATGAAGCGACTATCGTTGAATACAAAGGCGGTGTACCACCTAGATTAGAGTCAATGAATCCTACACACCCTGAGATCTTTCAATACATGGATAAGCTTGAAGAGAATATACAAAAGATTTCCGCTGTGCATGGTATTTCTCGTGGTGCTCCACCTCCATCAATACGCGCTGGTGTAGCATTACAATTCCTAGATGAACAAGAGCATGAGCGTGAAAACTCAGCTATCTCTAAGAGAAATTCAGCTATACGAGAAGTTGCAAGGCAAACAATAGCCCTTATGGGTCAATTCTATAAAGATGAAGATGAAAGACTGATTCATATACTTGGTAAAGATAATGGTCATCTTATTAAGTCATTTAAGATGGCAGACTTCGCTAAGGTGCATGATGTTAGAATCCAAAACTCTTCATCATTACCTGATAGTAAGCCAGCAAAGATTCAGACTATATTGGATCTTAACAATGGCTTTCCAGATCTTTTTTCTCCAGAGCAAATTATTGACATGTTGGATCTTGGTGTTGATAAAGCATTTAAAGACCAGGCTTCTACTGCTGTTACTGCCGCAGAGTCAGAGAACGAATCAATCATGTCTCAAGAAGAGGTTAAGGAACCTAAGCCATGGGAAGATCTATTTGTTCACTGGAAAATTCATGTTCAAAAACTACAAGAGCTATCATTTAAAGATGCTTCTGATGAAGTTCAAGCCGCTTTCTTAAAGCACATTGGTATAACAGAAATGCTTATGTTTCAACGCGCTGGTAAGAATGCGATGTTTAGACAGAAGCTTATGTTGCTTGACTCGTATCCAATAATCTTTGTTCTAGATGAAATGTCTGCCGGAACAATGGCTTCAGGAATGTCGCCAATGGCAATGCAACAGGCAGAGCAAGGCGGTGCTCCCCCAAGTGAAGGGGCTCCACCACCAGAGCAAAACCCACAGGGAGAGCAAGCGTCACCTGAGCCAGTACCTCAAGGCGCACCAGTAAATTAACAAACCATAGGAGAGATAATATGGAAGGAAATGCAGAAGGTTTTTACGATGTTCAAATGGATGGAGATAGAGATGCTAATATCGATGTTAGCGGTTCTTCTCCTGACTTTGATGATTTTGATTCTGCCGCGGAAGCTCGCGAGGATTACATTGAGGCGAAGAGTGAGGCTTCAAATGCTCGCAAAGCAGACAAAGCACCAGAGGCGCAGGTATCACCGGAGAGTGAGGCAAAGGTCGAGGCGAAGGTAGAGGAACCTGTTTCTGAAGGAACTGAAGAACAAGTCGCTGAAGAAATCCGTAAGATGGTTAAGGGAACAAACCTTTCTGGTGATCCTTTTGACCTTCCACAAGATCTAACTGTTCCAGTAAAAATTGATGGTGAATTAACTGATGTTAATGTTCAAGATATTATCAATGATTATTCGGGAAAAGAGTCTTGGAGTCGCAAGTTTTCTCAGCTTGATCTTGAGCGAAAAGAATACGAAGCAGACAAAGAACAGACCATAGATATCATTCAAGGCTTCTCAGAGAGAGCTAACAGCGGGGAAATTGTTGAAGCTATGAAGTATCTTGTTGACATGACTGGCGCAGACAGTCACAATTTTCACGTAGAGTTGCGCAACGCCTTAATGCCAGAGATTGAAGAATATCTCTATATGACAGATGAGGAACGCACATCACATGATACAGCTATAGAAGCTCAGTATCTGAGGCAACGATTAGAGACTCAGGAAGAACAGCAGAAGTACACCGCTACCCAATGGGAAACAGAGCGCGAAGCTACTCGTCTGAGAGAAGAAATCGGAGTTACATCAGAGGAGTATTCTGAAGCACAAGGTTTTCTAAGGGAACAAGGCTTAGAATCAACACCGGAAGTTATAGGGCAGTATTACCAGAACCTGGCTGCACTTAATAAATCCGATGTGTTGCTTTCTCAAGTTGATGAATCTTTAGCAGACAACGATGGGCTTAAAACCGAAGTCGCCCAGTTAGTTATGAGTGGTGAATTTACTGAATCAGAGATCTTAGTTCAGTTAAAGGAACTCTACACCCAGCGAGGTGCTAGTGCAGTCAATCAAAAGATTGCAGAAGCGAACCCTTCCCGCGTAGAAAACACCCGTAGCGATGAGCCACTTAGATCTTTTGAATCCTTCGATGATTATGAAGAAGATGAATATTATTAATAATTTATAACGGAGGCAATAATGTCTACTTTTAGTTTAACAACTGCACAAAATCTATTTAAGATTAATTATTACAAAAAGTCTGAGAATATGTATAACTCAGCAAACGTACTTCTTGGTCGTATCAAGAAGAAATATGACTTCACTGGTCGTCAACGGTTTGTAGCAACTCCCCTAAGTTTTTCTGGTGGTGTTGGTTCAGGAACTTTGCCTACTGCTGGTGTCGCAACTTACTCCGATGCTTTAATCCTTTCAAAGAAAGTATACGCTGTATGCCAAATTGATCGTGAATCAATTAAAGCTTCTAGTGATGACAAGGGCGCTTTCGTAAGAGCTACCAAAGAAACAGTACAGAAATGTGTTGAATCTTATATGCGAAATGCTTCACGTATCCTTTTTGGTAACGGTGATGGTTCACTAGGTACTGGCGATGCTGCTGAAGCTGATACTCCTGTACTTGGTACTGGTGGCTCTGGTGATCCGTACATCGTTGCAATGGCAGCTAGTACCTTTAAAGAAGCCAACTGGGAAGAGAATGACATTGTAAATCTTGATGCTGAGACTACTGCGCTAACTGTTGTTGCTGTTGTACCTGCTACCTCCACTGTTCACTTTGAAGGTTCTTCTGTACTTTTAGCTGATGATGCCGCTGCTGTAGCGAACTCAACTTCTGAAATCTTTTATATGCAAGGTTCTAAAGACAATGATCCTCAAGGTCTTAAAGGTGTTCTAGATGCCACAAGTGGTACTCTTTATAACATTAGTGTTGCAAGACGCTGGCAATCAACACGAGTTGATGGTTCTGCCTCCAACGTAACTGAAGACAAGATGAATGAAGTTATGCTTTCTGTTGAACGAAAGTTTGGTAAAGCACCTAACTTGATCGTTTGCTCTTATGCTCAGTATAGAAAGATTATGCTTTTATTTGAGAGTCTTAAGCGCTACAGCATCAGCCCACGAGATAAACAACTTAAAGGTAAAGTTTCTTTCAGTGGTTTAGAGTTTATGTCAACACGTGGACCTATCGGGATCTTTCCTGAGCGTTTTTGTGAAGACGATAGAATCTACTTCTTAAATGACAACTTCATTGAATGTCATCACCGCCCAGGATTTGGTTGGTTTGACGATGATGGAACTGTCTTTTTAAGAAAAGATGGCATCGATGAGTATGAAGCGAGATATGGTGGCTATTTGCAAAACTATATTACGCCTAGTGCCCACGGTGTATTATATAACTTAACAAGTTAGTCTAGGGGAGGGAGTTAATCTCTCCCACCCTTTCCTAGTAGGGGAGACTGATGCGCCATGGATGGCAATTTGGTTTCCCTTACCTGGTTTTAAGGAGAGGAATAAATGTCAAGTTCAAACGTAATAGTATTAGTCGCTGGTGTAGCTCAGTCTTTACCTAATGATGTGGTAGACCTCGTTGTATATACTACGGCAGCCACGGTTATAACTCATTCAAGTGACAACGTAACATTCGTTGCTCTTGCTGGTTGGGTAGATCCTGGCGCTGGTAATAAGGCAACAGACATAACCACAAGTGTTATGACTTATATCTCGTCTGATGTAAACTGTAGACTTCATTTCAGGAACGCTTAATGTCTCGCACGAGAGACTCGGTAATAAAGCTTACTAGAAGAGGTTATCCTGATGTTACTGGCATTTGGAACAATGACCTAATTTCTACTCACAATGAGAAGAGGCTTGCCATTAGTGTTCGTGACGTTAATGCAGGTAATATCTTTGTTATCACTGGGAGAACTGGTGCAGATTTAGTCTTCAAAACAATTGGCACAGTAACTGGTGTAGTAGAAGATCAAATTATTGATGTTACTATTTTCGATTACATTCAAATAAATTTAACAGTAAGAGATCCAGCTAACTCGTCAGCAGTCTTTGTAATGGGTAGCTCTATTTCTGATTCAGGTGGAACCGGGCAATCATCAAGTGCTGCTTCAACTCCTGTTGTTTTATCTTCAGAGCAAGAGACAATACTAAACGCTATTAAAATCGCTACAGAAGCTATTAACATAGACGCTGATTCACTAGCCAAAGAAACGGGTGGAAACTTAGATATTATCTCAGGAGATACCACAGAGATAACTGATAAACTTCCTACTATTGGCTCACAAGCTTCGACTGCGAGTTTATCTGTTACCCTTTCAAGCAATGAGCCTGATATTGGAACAACAGTAACAAGTGGATCAATATCCGTTGACGCTTTACCAGCAAATGCAACGGTTAATCTTTCTCAAGTAGCAGGAACCGCTACATCAGTTGATGGTGGACTCTCTGATATTGGAACTCAAAGAGTAATTCTTGCAACTGACTCCCCTGGTGGAGCGACTGAATACACCGAGGGCGACACAGCTACGACTATAAGTGGCTTGGCTATGATGTTCGAGAGTAATACTACAACAAGTCAAGTTGACGTTGTTAGTAATGCCACACCTCTTCCAATTTCTGATGCAGATGGATCGATTACTGTAGATGGCGCAGTATCAGTATCCAATTTATTAGCAAACAATCACGATGTAACTGTAAGCAACGCATCTATAGCGGTCACTGGACCACTTACCAATGCAGAGCTAAGGTTTTCAGATGTTGGTGTAGCTGTTGCCGGGTTACTAGGTGATGGTCATAATGTGAAGGTAGACAATGACGCTACTGATGGTATTCCAATCATTAATCAGACAGGCGATACTCTATCTGTTGGTGGTGCTGTTACTGTTACAAGTGGTGCTGTTACGGTTAGTCAGGGTACACGTACTAGCCTTAATGCTAACGCCACTATCCAAGTACAAGGTACAGATGTTACTCTAACCAGTGGCTTGCCAATAAAAAATGAAACAGGTGCTAATCTTGGCATCGATGTAGTCAATGTATCAGGATCGGCAATTAATGACGGCAATGCTATTCATGTTAGCCAGGGTACAGCAGCCAATCTCAAGGCTACAGTAATAGCTGCTGGCGATATAGCCAATAACTCTGCTGATTCAGGTAATCCGGTTAAGACAGGAGCTAAAGCAATTGACTTCAATAATTCTGGTCATGCTGCTGATGTAACCGCAGCCGATAGGGTTAATTCAATTGCATTACAAAATGGGCAGCAGTTAGTAGCTGACCTAGCTCATAGGAAGGCAATAACGCTGGGTGGATTAGATGATACTTATGATACAACAAATGAATCCCATAACTCAGGGGATATTGATGTTACTGGGTTTAGATATGCCAGCTTTATGTTTACAATTGAATCGAACTCCAATCCAACAGATTTTCAGTGGACATTAGAAGAGAAATCTTCTGGAGGCAATTATTTCCAGGTTACTAGCGGTTTTTGGGCATTTTTTAAATATGAAGATGCAGGAACTGCTACGGCAATTAGTGTTTCCGTCATGTTTCCGTTAGGTGGAGCAGATACGATTAGAATAGTTGGCACAGTTTCATCCGATGCCTCATTGTCTAAGTATTTCACTATAACTAATTCAGAAATCGGTTTAAGAAACTAATGGCAAAGGGTGCAGGATTCTACAATGAACAACATGACAGGTATGTTGATGATATAGCTGCACCTCTTATTTTTACTGGTGGCTGTAGTGATGGTCACAATCATTATATTACCGATCAATATTATCTAAACATAGCTCACGTACTTAATGGAAATTTTAGGGTAACAGCGAGAATTGATCTAAGACCAGCATTTCCAGGGCTTCAATACTTAACAGGCATAGCCACTGATGGGATTAACTTATTTGTTGCTTATTATGATGATAATATTATTAGTATGCTATCCATTAAAACTAAGAAGGTGGCTGCAATAAACAAGGCTGGGAAACTCCTGGCTAATATGTTTAATGTAAACTTTGGACCTAACCCTTCTTCAGCAATTAGAGACTTAGCAACAGACGGAAAGAACCTTTACTTAAATCATAACGATGGATTTGGAGAGAAGGGTGTAACAATTCACATAGGAAATAAACAGATTAGAAGTGCAGCTATCGGTGGAATAATTTGGTCAGGAATAGCTTATAATGGTGTAGGAATTACTGCGGTTACTACAGCCGGGAAGGTGTATCATTTAAACAATTTATTTCAACAGATAGATAATGGTGGAACTGTTGCCCCTCATTCCTTTGTTCAATATGCCTACTATGTACCACTAACCGCAGAACATATAACTCATGGCTTTGACCAGGAGAACGTACATTGCAATCACAATGGAATGCTTATTGTTGGTCATGCAAACTAGGAGAATATAATGACAGTACAAAAGATACAGAAACTAAAGTTTAGAATTGGCAAGCAAGAGGCATTAGATTTATTGCTGCCGTCAGAAGGGTTAGAGAGTCTTGATGTTGAGTCTATTCAGCTAGATCCTTCCGATCAATCTTATATTGTAATTGAATTAGCAGAGACAGACGCACCATAATGGGAAGAGATATTCGACCTAGGATTTTCAACGTAAACACTCAGTCAGATGTGATTAAGTTCATGCTTGAAAGAGTAGATGCACTGGTTACTAGAGGTGAGTATCACTTTGTTGATATTGGAGAAGGTGACGGCTTTGTTACTTCCAGAGTAACAGGTTTTGCTTCAGTCAATGGTTATGAGATTACCAAGGGTGAGGATTTCTTCGATCAACCAGTGGTTTCCCCAGGAATTTGGTATGCCTTTAACCCTTTTGGAGCAAAGGGAACTGCAAGGCTTAATGCCCATTTAAAAGACGCTACGGGGTATTTGATTTATTACGATGCCCAATGGGAGAAGCTTCTTAGAAGAAAATTGTTCACCGAGGTGTATAGTAGGAAGATTATAGGTAGTTGGTTTAAGGTTTATGCGATTAACGCATAGTCGGATTATTAATGATTTATGGTGTAAAAGCCATTAAAATACAAAGCAATGGCTCCTTATGGGTAACATAGTCAAAGTTAAGGAAGTTTATGAATAATCAGCTTTTTTGGATTTTGATAAGTGTATTTGGAATGTGCTCATCTATTATAGCCTATTTCCTTAAAGAGAACGTGAAGCGACTCGATAAAATCGCTAATCAGGTCAGCGAGCTAACTACATCACTGACTTTTCATGCAACTAAGACTGATTATATGGAAAAGAGTATAGTTCATAACACCGAGAGTATTGAGGATCTTAGAAAACGGTGTCATGGATTTATAAGCAAGTTTAACGTAATGGATATTAAATTAGAACGACTCAAACACGTAGAAGCCAGCAAGGAGTGAAGGTATGAGTACAATGAAAGGGCATCCCACCTCAAATCGGGATTTATCAGAAGTAGCAGGTGAAACTGGAACAGGGCTAATAACCAACCACGCAACTATTCAAGATATTGGATCTAATCGAAGCGGTCTTGATGTTCTTCAAAAGGGTGTCTTTGTCGTTGGTAACGACACGGCAGAAGCGGCATCTACTACCAGAAGTATTGTGGCTACTGGTCATAGTGCTCGTGTAGGGGATCAAATTAGATTTACTGTTGGAACAAATATTCATCAAGAAATTGCTGTAATCAAGGTTCCTGATGCAAATACAATTATACTAGCTGCTAACCTACTTGCTGTGCCTAATGCGGGTGTTGATACCTTTTCAATACTGCGCCATATAACACCCACATTTGATAGTGCCGGGAGTATAAATGCTTCTGTTGTTGCTGGGGATCTGACATTTCAATATAATTCAGTAAGCACTGATGTTGAAGAAGTAACTGCTACTCCAGCTAACTCTCGACCATTACCTGTGAAAATCATGGATAGTGATGGTGATATTATGGCTATAGACGCGGGTGTTGCAAGTGTAACTGATGCGGCTGCTGTGGGATTCCTTACAACTATTGATGAAGATACAAATTCTATTAATGATAAGCTTCCTCTTACTATTGGGCAAAAGGCTAACGCAGCATCACTAGCGGTAACTCTTTCAACTGACCAAGATGCGAAAGTCGATTTAATGGTTGCTGATCTTGATACAGTCGCCATTGATACCACTGCGATTAACGGGAAAATACCTGCCATTGGCTCACAAGCCTCTACTGCTAGTTTATCTGTAACTATAGCCTCTGATGAAGGTGATATACCTGTAAGCAATGCAATGCAATTACCTGCCTCATTGGGGCAAAAAGCTAAGGGTGCAAGCTTACCTGTTACTCTTGCAAGTGATGAAGATTCAATAAAGACTTTACAGGCGGGTAAATCGCTTCCGACTAGCGTTGTGCCTTTCAGACATGAACATTCTGTTGCGATTACTACCGCTGACTTTACAAATGTAGATTTAGTCACTGGAGCAGATATAAATAGAGTTGAGGTGTTTGACTCTTCTGGTGAAACACTAAGCTTCTACGTAGGACCTGTTGCCTCTGAGGTCAGACAGTTTCATATATTTCCTGGTGGCAATGGTGCAGTTGATCTATTCATACCGTCTGGATCACGAATTGATATAAAGGCAGACTCGGCAAATACGGCTGCTGGGGAATTGATTATAAACTTTTTTAGCTAAATACTAACCTTAAGGAGGTTACTGTGGGTTCACCTACAATATTTAAAGGATCAAATGTAAAGTTACTCAAAGACAATATTGAGTTTCAATCTGGTCAAACAATCATCTCTGGAGTCGCTACTGACCCAACTTCATCGGCTACAAGTGCAGATGCTGGATCAATACTTGTTAATACAGGTGGTAATGTTTATGTAAAACAGGATGCTGGCAGTACAACTAATTGGAATATACTAGGTACGCCTCAGCTAGGTATGCCAATAGGATCTGTTATTATATCAGCCTTAACCTTGGCTCAGTTCCAAACTCAAAACGGTACTGGCTGGGTGCTTATGGATGGTACTAGTTGTGCGGGTACTGCTTATGCGACTCTGACTACCTTCAGCCTTCTGCCGGATGCCCAGGGTAGATTCTTAAGAAACTATGATTCTGTAGGCGGTACTGACCCGGATAGTTCTGACTTACTAGTAACGGTAGAAGATGGTATTCAAGACCATGGTCATAAGATATATGCTCAATCAGGGATCGGACCTAGACAAGGTAATAAGCCCGTGCAAACCAAATCTGGTTTGATGGCGGAGAACGAGGGCGCTTCTCTCTCAGGATATGTTACTAATGGGGCAAATGCTGAGAGTAACCACATGATTCAAGGGGTAAGAACAGCTACTCCTAATGCAAGAACGAACACTAACGAAACGCTAGTTAAGAATATTATCATGAACCACTTTATAAGGGTTGACTAACGAAAATAGCATAGGAGAAATATATGACAGAGGAAGATTACGACAAGAAAAAAGCAGCTAAAGATAAGAAGGGTGCAGTTGCTTCGGCAGCAGGAACCGCTGGGGTTGCCGCCGCAGAAATGATTATTAAAGAACGAGCTAGAAGGCAAAAGAGAAAGCTAGAAGCTATTCAATACGAAAAGAAAAAAAAGCAAGAGGGTTATGCAAATAAGTCTGCTGCTATTAGTAAGCTTTTCAAAAACAGTAGCATAGGATGAGTGCCGGAGCCGCCACGATGGCACCTGCCGCTATAAAAGCTATCAACGATGCCATGATAAAATCGGCTAAGATGGCTAATGACGAGAAGGTACGAATAGAAAACGAAAAGAGGCTCGCTGCAATGAGACTAAGTGAAGAAAAACAAATTGGAGCACAGAACCAGCAACGAGCTATCGATATGCTTCTTAAACATAGAATACAAAAAAGGGCTGTTGGATGAAAAGAATGGGCTTACTATTAGAACACGCTAGAAAGTCTACTGAGAATGAAGGCAGTGGTATTGATGATAGTGAGTTCTTGCAATATTTTAACGATGGACAAGACAGGATACAGTCTCAAATATTCCAGACTCACCCTGAATCTGATGTGTTTGGTAGAGTTGGGTTTTTAGATCTCCTTAGTTCTGAAGATACTTACTCTCTAGAGACATTTAAAGATGAAAGTAGCGCAACATTCTCCTCAAGGATCTTTGCGCAAAACTCTATCTCCCTAGTGGAAAGAGCTAACAGTAGCGCGTCACAAGTCAGAACCAATGTTGGCTCTGGAGATGTTTCATTTAACGTAACTGGAGCGGGATCAGGTGGCTCTCCTTATGTGTTTCAAGTGACAAGCCCAACATGGTCTGCACTTAGGTTCTCTATAGGAAGTGTAATAACACTTGGTTCATACTCCTCTGAGTCATTAACTGTAACAGTGATTGACGATGCCAATAGAAGACTATCGGTAACAGGAACAAGCACATTACTAGCCGCAGACACGGGTTCAACTGGATTAGCTGAAGATGTTTTTAAGATAATAACTTCTGTTGGAAGTGCGTCATCTTATTACCCACTTAAGTTTATCTCAAACTCTGAAAGGCGCGTTGGTTATGGTTATATGCTTAGAAATAAAAATCTAATCATAGCTCCTTTCCCCGGTAGCAGTATAAACCTTGGCTTAAGAGTTACATATTTTAGAAAGGTAGATGATCTAGATATTCGAAGAGGAACCATATCAGCAGTAAGTTCAGGGGCTTCTATCACGATAACTGGTCATTCAGCTACGGAGGCTTTGAATGACGATTGGGTTAGTATTGTGGATATTGATGGAAATGTTATACAATCGGAAATCCGCATGGGGGGTTTTGTTAATGGTTCTGGAGTCATTACTACTTCAACTATTCTTAACACTGATGTTGTGGTTAATTTCGCTTCATACTATGTAGTGCTAGGAAAATACTCAACAAGCCACAGTGAGCTTCCTGATACCTGTGAGCGATACCTCTTGGCTTATGTTGAATACCAAATTGCAATGCGTGACTCGGCAATTGATGTTGCTGTTTTAGAGCGACACTTAATGAAAATGGAGGCAGATATTGTTGAATTATTTGCAACGAATCAAGGTGACTCCATGCACATACCTATTACTAGCACTGAATATTTAATATGGTAAATTATGGGATTAATTAAAAAGTTTGTAAATTTCACGGGTCAAGCAAGCAAGTTATCACCTCTACTTACCCAAAAGAATAAGCTCAGAGAAGCAACTAATATGATGGTTGAATCTGCTGGCAATCTTATTAAACGTCGAGGAACTTCAGCCAATGGATCAGATGTTGGTCTGGGTGATGGTGCGGTCTTCTTTGATGAAAAGCAAGAAGCTCTGTTTATTGGTGACGAGCTTTATAAAAGAAATGGCACTGGGCTAACCCTTATTGACAATGGGAAAACTGGTGCTATTAACGTCACTACAACGCAGGCGTGGGGAGCAGGAAGCCTTGGTCAACCAAGCGATACCGCTGAATACGCTGGTAACATTTATATTGCCAAAGAAGGTGATAACCTTAAGCGATATGATGGTAATACAATAACTAACGCTGGGATGCACGACTTCTTTCCTAATAGAATTGAATGGGAAACACCAACTATTCCTGCTGGTGGAGCTGGATTAACAGCACTTCCTCAGTTTATAGTAAGAACAAATTCATTGGATGCAAATGGTAACACAATAGTTTCAGCAGATAACGAGACTAAGGCTCCCACTTCCTTTGGCTCTATAATAGCTGGTAACGATATGATTATAAATATCAAGCCAGAATCTTTCTTTGGCGGGGGCGCATCATGGGTTAGTAAATATGCCGTTACCCCTGTCTGTCTAAATTCAGCAGACTTTTCAGTTACCACTACTCCTGGCTACGAAGATCTCGTATGGACCTCTGATAGTCACAACTTTGTTGTTGGAGATTGGGTTTACCCTAGAGCCCAATATACAACGCTGCTAGATGGCTCTACTATTCAAACTGCATTCATTGGGGTTGAAATTGTTAATGTTGACGGAACAGGATTTACCACAAGGGTATTTCAGCCAAATTCAAGAGTAAAAAATGTCACCCTAAGTGGTAGCACTCCAGTTCACGACACTGTTCTTCTAATTTTGAGCAATATGTATCTTGAAGTCTTTATGACTAACTCAAATGGAGTTTATAAGGGGATAGCGGAGGTAAACGCATTTATAGATACCACTCTCGCTTTGAGTCCTAATGATGAGTTTATAATTGATAACTCAATACAGATTAAGGTCCATAGCACTAATATACAGCGTTTCAACGATACATTAGCTCCTAATACTTTTTTCCTTATACAGCAATCAGTAGGCATAACTCTTCCCCCTATATGTAAGCTTGTAGAGAGACACCAGGGGTTGTTAGTTCTTGGAAATGGCTCGCCTTATATATCTCAGAGATCCGATGCTCTTGATTTGCCCTTAGTAAACGCTATATCAGAAGATGCTAGAACTATATATTGGTCTGACACATCAGGGTTATCCTCTATAAGAGAGATGTTCGCTGGGGTTAATAACTCACTGGTTATTGGGGTTCCAGAAGAGGGAGGGCTTGAAGCACTTGTTAGTCACAACGGAATACTTTTAGCCTTTTTAGAAAAAGCTGTTTATCAGATAAGCGGCACTCTTCCTATTAATCCTCGTGTTGACAAGCTTTATGGAAGCGGTGTTGGTTGCGTATCAAGAGGCTCTATACAGGAAATTGGAACAAGTATCTTCTTTTTAAGCAATAAGGGAATATACTCTGCTCGTGGTGGTAGTTTGCCAGAAGAAATATCAACAAATATAGATGATGTATTTGAAGACACTGGATTAGATTTCACTAAGGCAGTATCAGCACATGACATTAAAAGAAACCAATATATATTACATATCCCTCATAGCACTCCTGCCGATGCCGTAACCGTAGTCTATGATTATGAGTTTCAAGGCTGGTTTGTATGGAAGGAAATGGATGCTGCTGGTGGAATCACTATTGATGATACTGACGATGAAGTTTACTTTGTTCAAGCCGATGGTGCTGTTAAAGCCATGAAGGATGCCAGGAATGACGAATCTGTTGCCATAACTTCAAGGGTCAGAACTCAACATGAGGATCTTGATGAACCTTCATTGTTAAAGAAGTTCTTGAACTTCAAATTGTTTAATCTTGGTGGCACTGGTCATGTCTCTACTGTGAAATCTTACGGTGATTACTCGACTACGGCAGAGACAAATGTGACTATGACTACTAGCGCAACGATACCATTTGAGAAGATTAAGTTTACTGGTGGTAAGAATAAGTCTCATACTATGCAAGTAGAGGTCGAAAACGCTGTTGTTGATGAAGATATGAGAATTGATGGGATGGAGTTTGAGTTTGAAGCTTCTTCTAGAAGGATGAAGGAGTAGTGGAATATCAGTTTAAGAAATTCGAAAGATTCGATCTTCCAATAACTGATGATGTTAAAGAAGTATCAACCTATCTAAAAGAACAGTTAAATGTAATGGTTGATGATCTGAACACTGGTCTTGGTCAAGATGATCCCTCTGTCTCTGTGTATAACGAGAAAGCTCAAGGAACCGCTGGTGATGCAGCAACGTCTAATACCTGGAATGTTAGAACCTTGGATAGAAGTAGTGGGTCATTTACGGTGGAGAGTAATGTTATTCTTCTTCCTAAAGGCATTTACGAGGTAAAAGGGTGGGCATTGGCTACTGGAGCTGTTGTATCTCACCAACTAAGACTATATAATGTCACAGATGATTCTACTCTCGTTCTGGGGGGATCAATGGAATCCGGTGCTTCTAGCTTGATTAGTGGGGAGTTTACAGTGAATAACGATATTAGAGTGGAGGTTCAACACTTCGCTCAGGCTGGTGGGGCATTTGGCGTGGCTATAACTGGATCAAATAAAATAGAAAAAGAGCTATACGCACAACTTGATATAACGAAAAAGGGGTAATAATGGCATTTTTAAATCTATGGGGTGATAAATCAATATGGAAGCACTCCTCAAGAAAGAAGCAAAGACTAGCTTCTAATGAGCAGGGTTATAAAGACTATGCTGAGTCAGAAGAACAAAAAGGTCACAACCTAGCTAAGGATCTCTTTGGAGATAAAGAGAAGCTTAAAGGCAATAGAAACTTTGTATATGGCGAGCTTGAAAAGAGGGCAAAAGGCGGTGGAACACGCGCTGGTCAAATAGCATCAGGTCAAGCTCAATCATCTGCTCTCTCCTCTGCTAGAAGCACTATGGGAGCCAGAGGCTTACGTGGTGGCACTGCTATACAATCAGTAGCTGCTAATCAACGACTAGCTGCTGAGACACTACAAGAGCAATATAAGATCAATGCACAGAAAGACCTGTTCTCCGCTTCATCAAATGATTTAAGCGCATTTTACACTTTACCACTGGCTTATAAGTCTGCCGCTGTAGGTGAAAACGCCGCTAAAAGAGAACAATACGCTGCAAACAATCAAAAGACAGGAATATTGTCTAAATCAATAGGGTGGCTATTCTAATGATTCTAGATGGTCTATTCAAAAAATTAGCCAAGCATGTAACTCCAAGTAGCGGCAGTCAGGCTTCTGGGGATATCTTCCAGCAAGTTGCAAAAAGTGCTGCTTCGAAAATCCAAAGCAAGGCAGCACCTCCTGTTCAAAGAAATCAATCAAGAGCAACTATAGCTGAAGGTGAAGGTGTATCAATGGCTAGAAGGCAAGAAATGGCTAGAAGCGGTGTATTCGATGCAAGCCCACAAAACAAGAGACTAGGCATAAGCTGGTTAATATAAAAGGAGCAACAATGGCACGAAAGAAAAAACATTTAAAAGAAGGGTTTAAAAAATTCAAGAACTCTCTTAACTCTGATGCTGTTACAGACAGTGAAATGGAAGAATCTAAGATGCAGGCTAAAATGTTCAAGGGTATCAAGAGCATGAATGATGGCGCTGTTAAAGATGGTGACATGAAAAAGCATATGAAGAAGAAAACACTCAAGAAAAAAATGAGTAAACACTTATAGAGGTCTGTAATGGAAGATAACGGCAGAAAACCAGCATCAATGGGAAAATTCTTAGGAGCAGCATCACTGGCTCTTAGATTGTTAGCAAAGGGAAAGGGATTTTCCAAGGCTGCAAGAGCCGTAAAGCTTGGAAGCAAGGCTAAAAAGGTTGCCAATGTAGCTAAAAAAGCCAATTTAAAAAACCAAGGAACTAAACGATACAAAGAAGTTGGTAAGTGGAATCAGCCAACAGATAAGAGTATGAAGAAGATTGAAGAGATGAAAGGCGTACATAGAGCCTTTAAGAGAAAGATTGGGGAGTCAAAACACCCAAAAGGCAGACCTGACCTTGCCAAAAGTATGAAGGAAACAAAACTTAGAAAGAAATTAGTTAAACACAAAGAATAGAGGTAGTAATGGAAGATGAATCAACTGCTAAGTGGAAGAAACGCGTTTCTGAGCTTAAATGGAAGAGAAGGCTTGAGTCATTAGCTAATGAGAAGAGGGTTAAGGGGTTCACTAAAAGAACCGCTGGGCTTAAGCGTAGGCTAGAGTCTGATGAGAATATATCGGAGCTTGAAGCACAAGAGGCTGCTCCAACTAAGAAATGGAATGATCGCTTAAACGAGCTATCTGTAGATAATTCTTATGTTGTTCAAGATCGCGAAGGTCAACCACAAAACCTGCAAAGTATGTTGTCAGGGTTGCCAACTGCCGAACAAGAAGATCTTGTCTCTGCTAATCGTGAAGCTCCTGCTCCTGCAACGCTTAAAGAGAGACTTGCTGGTATACAAAAAGATCTAGCTCCTGCCGCTCCAGATCAACCACTGTTACCTCAACCAGGATCAGTAGAAGAAAGGATTAAGAACAAAGAAGCTAATTCTAAAAGTATTAAACTTGATATAATACCCAAGGGTGATATCGCTGCTGCGCCAGTTATCCCTAAAGTTGGATCGGGTAATAAAACTGAATCTGGTGATGATACAAATCAACCATCTAAAGGAGACATGAATGATACTGCTCTCAAGAATCTTGATGAGAGTGGAAGTTGGTGGGGTGCTGCTCCTGGTATCGTTGCACTACTTGGTGCTGCTACTGGTGATCGAGCGTTAGTCGCTGGGGCTGGTGCATATCAAAAATCTATCTCTGGATCAAGGAAAGCTGCTTCTCTTGCCGATGCTAAAGCTAAAGAGGGTAGATTAAATAGAGCTAATAAACTTAAGATCGCTGGTCTTAAGAAGAAAGAGGGTGACGATGGTGGTTTAGCTAAGTCTTACGCATTTCATAATACAGGTACATCGGTTACTAAGCAGTGGACAGAGAAACAACGACTACAACAAAAAAATCCTGAAAACTGGGTAAAGACAATGTCTGCCGCAGAAAACAAGCAGATGGAGGCTTATTCAGAAGAAGTAGGTGAATACAAAGCTCGTGTTTTTGCTAGTCATGGTAAGCATCTAACTACTAGACAAACTAAAGACTTAATAGCTTTAGAAAAGACTATATCCCAATCTCCAGATCTTAAGAAAGACATTGCTACTCTTCATGGGTTTCAACAGATGTTAGACGCAATTCCTGGAAAGAATAAAGGGAAAACCAATAGAACATTTGATTTTAAAGCTATGACCGCATCACATGATGTTGCTTTTTTATATAAGTTTATAAGGTCACTTGATGATAACGCTGTTAGGGCATCGGAAATTGATCTAGCGGGAAAAGGAAATCCAGTTATGGATCAACTCTTCCTTTGGATCAAGAACATACGTGGGGCTGAAGGTCCAGGTGGTAAAGGCAAGAAGTGGGCAGAGAAAGAATTAAAAGGTCTGAGGGTTGGCTCATTATTTAACGAGAACAAACGTGCTGAAATGTATGTGGTTATTGCTAAACTTGCTAAGGGATCGCAAACCAGGATGAGAAGGAAGGTTAAGAAGAAGATCGGAA